GGCGAAAAATACCCCCGCCGGGTACCGAGCGCTCAGACGCCTGATCTACGACAAGCCGTTCCACAAGCTCATGCGCAAGCGCCTCGCTCCGATCGTCGCTGCCGGTGGCGTCATGTGCGCCGATTGCGGTGAGCCGATCCTGCCCGGTGAGAAGTGGGATCTCGGTCACGTTCCGGGCGATCCGTACACCTACCGCGGCCCAGAGCACGCTCGCTGCAACCGAGCAACCAATCGCCGGCGCACGTCGCGTCGGTGGTAGCCCCGCGCATCTGCCTCGTCCCCGAGTTCACGGACTCGCTGGGAGCTGAGGCGCTGGAGTTCGTCGCCTCCACGGGGCTCGAGCTCGACGAGCACCAGTCGTTCGTGCTCGAACGGGCGCTCGGCAGGCGCAAAGACGGTAAGCGCTCGGCGAAAGAGGTTGCAGTTGTCGAGCCGCGGCAGAATGGCAAGAACGCCATCCTTGAGGCGCGCCAGCTCGTCGGGCTGTTCCTGCTCGGTGAGCGCTACCAGGTCCACTCGGCGCACCTGATCGACACCTCGCTGGAGGCGTTTCGCCGCCTGCTCGACCGAATCGAGGACACGGACCTCGAACGCCAGGTCAAGCGTGTCTCGCGAACCAACGGACGCGAGGCCATCGAGCTCAAGAACGGATGCCGCATCCGTTTTCGCACCCGCACCAAGGGCGGCGGTCGTGGTTTCACGGGGGACGTGATCTACCTGGACGAGGCGATGATCTTGCCGGAGGCTTCCTTCGGCTCCCTGCTGCCATCGTTGTCGGGGAACTCGCTCGTCGGTGACCCGCAGATCTGGTACACGGGCTCTGCGGTCGACCAGTTCGTCCACGAGTACGGGATCGTCCTGGCTCGTGTCCGAGAACGGGCCATTGCCAAGGCTCCTGAGCTCGCGTACTTCGAGTGGTCGCTGGAGGGTGACGACCCGGAGACGATCGACGAGAAGCTCTTGACCGACCGTGAGGCGTGGGCGAAAGCAAACCCCGCGCTGGGGCTTCGTATCGCCGAGGAGTTCGTCGAGCTGGAGCGGCGCTCGCTGGATCCGCGCACGTTCGCCGTGGAGCGACTCGGCGTCGGGAGCTGGCCTCCGACGTCGCGCTCGAGCGAGGAAGTCATCGACATCGAGAAGTGGCGGGCGCTCATCGATGAGGACTCGGTTCCGCTGGATCCGATTACGTTCGCCTTCGACGTGGCGCCCGATCGCTCTGTGTGCTCGATCGCCGCCGCCGGCAAGCGCGCTGACGGCGTTCCGCACCTCGAGATCGTGGAGCGCAAGCGTGGCACGCGCTGGGTTGTGGATCTCCTGGTCGAGTTGACGGAGAAGCACGAGACGCTGGCGGTCGTGTGCGATCTCGCCGGACCGGCTGCATCGCTCGTCACGGCGCTCGATGAGGCGGGGATCGAGGTGTTCGAGGTATCGGCAGGCGACTACGCGGCCGGCTGCGGGCTCTTCTTCGACTCCGTTGAGCAGGGACAGCTTCGCCACCTGGGGACACCGGAGCTCGTTGCCTCGCTACGCGGAGCCGCAAGGCGCCCACTCGGCGATCGCTGGGCTTGGTCGCGCAAGACATCGGCCGTGGACATCTCACCGCTGGTCGCTGCGACGCTCGCGCTGTGGGGAGCAGCCTCGCTCGAATCGGTCACGCCAGAGATCATGATCGCCGTCTAGTCCGATAAGCGAGGCGTGGCCGAGTCCGCGCTCGTGCGCTTCGCGCGCAACACCTTTCTAGGCGAACAGCGCTCGTTCTTCCCCTGGGACGACTTCGCGACGTTCAACTACGGGAACCTGCAGTACCCGCTGACAGTCCCGCCACAATCGCTCGGCGGACACGAGGAGCGGCCTGCCCAGAGCTTCATGGGCTACGTGCAGGCGCTGTACAAGTCGAACGGCGTCGTGTACGCGGTCATGGCGGTCCGGATGCTGCTGTTCTCGGAGGCGCGCTTCCAGTGGCGGCGGATGCAGTCGGGCAGACCTGGCGATCTCTTCGGCACACCCGAGCTTCAGATCCTCGAGAACCCTTGGCCGGGAGCGACCACGGGCGATCTGCTGACGCGAATGATCCAGGACGCAGACCTGGAGGGGAACTTCTACTGCACGATCCGCGGCGGGCAGATCCGCCGGCTCAATCCGGCGTGGGTGACGATCGTCGTCGGCTCCCCCAATGACCCGTCGATCGAGGCGTGGGACATCGACTCGGAGCTCGTCGGCTACATCTACCACCCGAACGGCCCGCACTCGGGCATCGACCCCGAGGTGCTGCTGCCGGAGGAGGTCTGCCACTTCAAGCCGATCCCCGATCCGGCCTTCCACTTCCGCGGCATGTCCTGGCTGACGCCGGTCGTGCGCGAGATCCTTGCCGACGGGGCCGCGACGTCTCATAAACTCAAGTTTTTTGAGTCAGGGGCTACTCCAAATATGGTCGTCTCGCTCGATCCGGCGATCACGAAGGACCAGTTCGACCAGTGGATCGAGACGTTCAAGGGCCGCCACGAGGGCGTTCGCAACGCCTACCGCACGCTCTACCTCGGTGGCGGCGCCAAGGTCGACGTCGTCGGCTCGAACTTTCAGCAGATCGACTTCAAGATCACGCAGGGCGCGGGCGAGACGCGCATCGCCGCCGCCGGCGGGGTGCCTCCCGTGGTCGTGGGTCTGAGCGAGGGCCTGCAGGCAGCGACCTACTCGAACTACGAGCTCGCGATGAGGCGGCTCACCGACCTGACGATGCGCCCTCTGTGGCGCAATGCGGCCGGATCGCTGCAGAACATCCTGCGCGGGCCGGGTGGAGGTGCCGAGCTGTGGTACGACGACCGCGACATCCCGGCGCTGGCCGAGGCGGAGACCGATCGCGCGATGAACCAGTCGACGCGGGCGCAGACCCTGCACACGCTCATCGCCGCCGGGTTCAAGCCCGACACGGCGATCCTCGCCGTCGAGGCCGACGATTTCTCGCTGCTGGATCACACCGACCTGTTCTCGGTGCAGTTGCAGCCTGCGGGCTCGGTCACACAGGGCAAGGGCGCGCTCGTCGCCGGCACGGTCACGGGTGGCAACGGAACGCCTGCAGCGCCAGAGGCGAACGGGACGCCGCCGTAGTCCGATAGGAGGCCCGATGGGTCAAAACCTGTACGACCACGAGCAGAACACGACCGAGGCGCCGATCAAGACGGTGAAGCACCCGCTGCAGGTGCAGACGATGGCACCGATCGGGGCGACCAAGGCTCCCGGGTCGGGCAACTCGCCGATGGCTTCCGACCAGCAGCAGCAACTCCAGGACAAGGGCGGGGCGTGAGCACGGTCGAGACACAGGCGCGCCCACCGCGCGACGAGCTCGTCCGCTCGGCACCCGAGGCATTCACGGTCAGGATCGGCTCACCGCATGAGCCGCCACGCCTCATGGGCCACTTCGCGCGCTTCAACGAGTGGACGGAGATCGACTCGACCTTCGAGGGGCACTTCCTCGAGCGCATCGCGCCGGGGGCGTTCAAGAAGACGATGGCAGAGAACTCGCGGATGCGCGTGCTCTTCCAGCACGGGATGGATCCTCAGGTCGGTGACAAGCCGCTCGGAGCGATCGACGTGCTGCGCGAGGACGACGAGGGCGCCTACTACGAGGTGAGCCTGCTCGAGGCGCCGTACGTGCGCGAGATCCTGCCCGGTCTGCGCGCCGGCCTGTACGGATCGTCCTTCCGCTTCGCCGTTCAGCGCGAGGAGTTCGATCGCAACGCCAAGCCGTCCGAGTACAACCCGCAGGGACTGCCGGAGCGAACGCTCAAGGAGGTCGCAGTCCGTGAGTTCGGGCCGGTGACGTTCCCGGCCTACGAAGGCGCGACAGCGGGCGTGCGCTCGCTGACCGACGACTTCCTGCTCACCAAGCTTTCGCCGACGCTGCCGGAGTTCTTCGAGCAGCGGGTGGCGAAGATCGAGGCGACTCTCGCCGACTTGCAAGACGAGGTCGATGAGGTCGTTGAAGACGACGACGCAGTAGCACCTCCCGACGCCGCCGCAGAGGCACCTCGGGACGCCGCGGAAGCTGCGACCCCGAGAACGTGGCCGCCTACGCCACCGGACGTGTGGGAGGAACTATGGAACCGCGAGATCTGAACGAGCTTCGCTCCCAGGAGGAGCTGCTCGAGTACCAGAGGGAGGTGAAGGGGCGCCAGGCCGAGCTCAACAGCGAGTTCGAGGGGCTTCCCTTCCCCGACGAGGTCCGCGACGAGTTCGCAGGACTGACGAAGGCCGACAAGGAGATCGACCGGCGCGTCGAGGAGCTCGAGGCTCGCCGCCGCATCATCGAGCAGAACGAGGCGAACGGGCGCACGGAGACGTCGCGCAAGGCCGCCGAGTGGCTCGACTCGCGTGACGCACGCGGATCGATGAAGGAGCGGGACATCTTCGACCTCTCGTCGGTCAGGATGAGCGCGACGGATCCGTCCGGGGCCAAGGAGGAGTACCGCGACCGCGCACTGCGCGCGATCGAGCTCCTGAAGCCCGCGCACCACCGCGCGAACCTCGAGGACACGCAGGCACATGTCGAGCGCCTGCTGACGAGCACGCAGGAGGAGACGCCGGGCGACGTGGCACGGCATATCCTCATCTGCGGCTCGCCGCTGTACAAGCGGGCCTGGGGCAAGCAGTTGTTCGGCCAGCCGCTCTCGGGTGAGGAGCAGCGTGCTCTCACGACCGCCCAGCCGGGCGGTGGCACCGCTGTTCCGATCACGCTCGACCCGACGATCATCCCGACCTCGAACTCGGTCGTGAACCCGGCCCGCGCACTCGCGCGGATCGAGACCATCGCCGGCTCGAACACCTGGAACGGCGTCTCCTCGGGAGCGATCACCGCGACGTACGTGGCAGAGCAGGCAGCGGCCACGGACAACGCACCGACGATCGCGGCCCCGACGCTGACGGTCGTGAAGGCGCACGCCTTCGTGCCGTTCTCGATCGAGATCCAGGAGGACTGGGGGGCACTCGAGTCGGAGATGGCTCGGCTCTTCCAGGACTCGAAGGACGACCTGGAAGGCGTTCAGTTCGTGACGGGTGCAGGCACCACCGTCTTCCCGCAGGGCTTCGTCACCGGCACGACCGCAACGGTCGGAGCTGCGACGGGCCTGACGGTCACGGCGGCCAATCTGTACGCGCTCGAGGCTGCACTGCCTCCGAGGTTCCGCCCGAACGAGTCGTTCGTCGCGAACCGCGGCATCTACAACGTCGTCCGCGGAATCGACACCGCCGGCGGCGCGGCTCTGTGGCTGTACGTCTCGCAGGGACTCGTCACGCAGGCGCCGACTCCGGGCAACACCGGGGCGACACTGCTCGGACGTGGCGCCTGGGAGGCATCGGGAATGCAGGCGACGGTCGTGAACGCCACGAAGATCATGATCGTGGGCGACTTCAACTACTTCCTGATCGTCGATCGCATCGGGATGCAGCTGGAGCTCATCCCGTTCCTGTTCGGCGGCGCACAGGGCAACCTGCCGACCGGCTCACGCGGCCTGTACGCGTGGTGGAGGAACATGAGCAAGGTGCTCTCCGCCTCCGCGTTCGTCGCGTTGACGGGTACGACGTAAGCGAGAAGTGGATGGGGGTGGGTCTTCGGGCTCACCCCCCTCCCGAAAGGAGAACGAGATGGCAGGAACACTTCCACCGGGCGGCTCCTCGATGCCGAGCGGCAAGCAGGTAAAGGTCGTCACGCCGCGGGCTCCGGGGATGCAGCCTCCGAATCAGCCGGCGACCGTGCCGCAGAACGTCCCTCCGGCCAAGCTGCCGGCCACGGGCAAGGGCTAGATGGCGGACTTCCCGCTTCCGTCGTCTTCGGGCAGCCTCAAGCGCGTCGCCGGCGCGGATCCCGCTGCGAACAGCGAGGTCTCCGACACCGTTCCCGTCGCTGCCAACGAGGTGCAGACGATCTCGGGCACGCCGTCGGCAACGTTTGCGTTGACGGTCGACGGCGTCACGGGGCCGGTCTCGCTGACGACGACCGCAACAGCGCAGAACGTTCAGGACTACCTCAACGCCTTCAACCAGTACACGCCCAATGGCGTCGTGTGCTCGGGCGGTCCGCTCGCAACCTCGATCACCATCACCTACTCGGGCGGTCCGGCAGCCGGACGCAACGTCTCGGCGCCGACCGTGGCCGGTGGAGTCACCGGCCTGACGATCTCGACCACGACGCAGGGCACGAACTCGAAGTCGTGGTTCCTGCTCGCCGTCTCGGTGCAGATGGTGC